TTACTCTGTCGGCATGACCTTCCGGCCGCGGCGTTTGCGGACATAGTTTTCCGTCATCACGACACTGGTGTGGCCGAGCTGCTGCTGGGCCTGGCGAATGTCCTTGGTCTTATCCGTCTTGTCGGTGGCCGCCTTCGCACGCAGGTCGCGGAACTGGAAGTCGTCGCCCTCGATGCCTGCCGCCGCGCGAGCGGTTTCGAATCGGAAGCGCAGCGCAGACCGGCCCAGGGGCTGGCCTTCTTCGTTGACGATGAGCCTTGTCGAGACAACGACACCAGTGAGGGCGCGCTTTCTTGCCTTGATTCGCTCGATTAGGGCGGCCAGCTTGCCCGCGATGGTGATGCGCAGCTTGTGACCGGTCTTGTTCTGACGCACCTCGATGCTGCCTTCACGCAGGTGCGTTTCGTCGATTTTCAGCAGGTCCGCCGGACGGCCGCCGGTCAGGTATGCGAGGTCCATCGCCTCCCGAGTCGGCACGTCGGCTTTCTCCCATACAGCTTGGAACGCTTCGTCATAGACGTAGGTTTCCCGTCCGTACTCGCGGAACGATTTGATGCCGGCGCACGGATTGGGAAGGTCGGTCAGACCCTCGGCACGCGCGGCGTTCCAGATGTGCGAGATGAGCGACTTCTCGCGATTGGCCGCGACGCGACCTTCATGGCCTTCAACTGGAAGTTCCTTCTTGCGCAGGGTGTCCTGCGTCAGCTGCACTCGCCAGGCCATGAATTGCTTGATGTGGATAGGCTTTATCTCATCCAGCGGCGCCGGCGGGTTGTCGAAGAACTTGAGCAGCGTCTCAATCTGCCTCAGCTTTTCTTCCCTAGTCTTTGGCGCATTCTCGATCAGGTACTTTTTCTGATAAATCTCACAGGCGTAGCGGAACGTCACTACCTTGGAGACGGCGGCCGGCGGCAGCGCTTCCAGCTCGGCCCACTTGTGGACCGCCTCCACATAATTCGAGCCGAGCGAGAGTTCCTTGCGAGTCTCGCCGCCCAGCTCATAGTAGTAGTACACGACTCCGCTTCTCTGCACGCGCGCGCGCATACCACGCGGAAGGTTCGAGTTTTTTGAAGGTCTGCGCCCCATCTCATGCCCCTATTGCTGCTGGTTTCCATCCCTTTTTCGGTGTATCGGTTGTGCGGCGTGATTCTACGGCCGACAGCAGCACGACGGGCCGGCCGCGTGCATTCGGGATGAACGGAATGCCACTTTCGCGCAGGAACGCGGCCTGCATTTCGTGCTTGGTCTGCTTGACGCCGGCGCGCGTGCGACCGCGCCGAATTCCGGTAAGGCGATCAAGGCTTGCGTCGTCGAGAAAGATTTCGCTCATGGCCGGGCCCCTTCGTCCAGAAGTTGGGGGCCATGTTCCAGCACGTGTGCCGTGTGCCGCGCATAGGTGGCGACCGCGCGCCAGTAAGCCGCCATCGGCCCCTTACGCCGCCGTTCCGGCTCACTGGCTGCAATCAACCCGGCCGCCGCGGGGAGCTTAAGCAAGGGATTGATGTATCCCATCATGCCCCCACTGCCCGCAGTTGGTCAGCCAGTGAGCCGCTGTAGTCGGTCAGGCACAGGCGGCGTGCATCGTTGACAGAGGCGGCCAGGCGCCGCGCAGCACCGCAGTCGTCGCTGCTGATGATGTCGGCCAGCGGCACGCCGCGGAATTGCCCTACCAGCTCGTTGTCCAGCTCGACCCAGGCGAAACGCTCGCCGTTACCTACGTGCGGCCGAATAGTGGCAACGTATCCCGCCAACTCGCCGTCGTCGGCGGTCTTGAATGTGATCCGATCTTGGGGGCGCGGTGGTCGTTGCACGAAGTCGCGCTTTTCCCCCGCTCCCAGGGCGATGCGTGCGACGTGCAAGTAGCAAGGGCAAGACGACACGCATGCCTTAGTGTGGGGTTGCTTGGGGCAGACGATGGCGAATTCGTGATTGGGCATGTTCATTGTTGTTTCTCCAAGATGGCCGTTACAGAGCACACACCAAAGCGACCGACGGCGGCGGCGATCACGTCGCAGCCGTGGGCTGCGATGGCGGTGTAAGAAAATTGGGCGGTGGCAGTCCGCACGACAACGCGAAAAGCGGTCATGGGGTGTTTCCTTTCTTCGGTTTGGTATCAATGGGCAGCTCTGTCGCATCGAGCCGGCCGGCGCGCCAGTCGGCGACCTGGCGCGGCGTTCCGCGGCGGGGCGTCAGGTCCATCACCGGCGCCATGCGCGGCCACGGGCATGCCTTGATCGCATCCCAGGACGTCACTGCGCGCCGCTGCTCATCAGCGGTCATGGCCGGCACCGGCGCTGGGCCTATCGGCGCGCCTTTGACCACCGGGCGCGGCCAGGGACATGCCCCCAGCGCCAGCCAGGCGTGGTGAATTTGGGCTGAATCGTCTGCCGCGAACTTGATCGGCGCCGGTGCCGCGGCGGGAGCGAAGGAGACTTCGGCCGCAAAGCCAGGTGCGGCGGCCTCCGTACAGTTATTTACACGAGTCCAAGGGAACCCCAACCCCGCCGATGCGCGGGCGTCGTTCCCTTGGACAGGCGTCCATACGTGTCGTACGGACTTGAATACAACCCCGACCATCTGGCGGCAATAAACGCCATAGGGCGTGACGCGTTCGCGCTCCTCATAGCGGCCGACGACCGTCTTGCTTTCCTTTGCCAGGGTAATCATCAGGTCGTGACGCTTGACCAACGCGCCGCCCTGCGCACGCAGGTATTCGGCCCAGCATGCACGCTTCTCGCCTTCGATCTTTTGCACTGCATTCCAGGCAGCGGCCATTGCCGGCGGCGCCTCTTGCACCATGTCTTCCGGCACACGGCGCAGCTCGCGCCAGATGCTTACCGGCGCACCGCCCCATTGCTGAAACTGACGGATGCCCCAGCGAGCCGCCCAAGCCTCGACACGAGCCGATGGTGTCAGCTCATAGTCGCCGGCGGTGTCGGTGGTCACCACATAGCCTTCTTTCGTCTTGTGGTCGGCCACGCCATCGATGTTCTTCGCGACATACTTGGCGATATAGCCGGCCGCACTTCCCATCGACCAGTCGATGCGCTTTACGTCGAGGCGACGCTTGAATGCGCCAGGCTCGCCGCGATCCACACGCCATGCATAGCGCTTCATGATCCGAACGGCTCGGCCGGCAACGTCTTTTACGTGCGGCGTCTTGTAACCAGGCAGCGCCCGCACAAAGAAAAGCATGTGCCAGTGCGGGCAACCGTCGTGATGCGGCTCGGCGATGCGGAAGCCGTACAGACCGATACCGCGACGGGCCAGCGCCGAACGCGCCAGGGCGGTCATCTTTCCGAGATACTTGTTTGCGGCGCGAGGGTCCGATCCGTCGTAATTTGGATTGGGCTTGCCACTATGGAGGGTCGCGTGAAAGCGTGATGGGCAAGTCCATGTAATGAACAGGCCGGCGTCGTTGCATTCGCGGGCGATGGTCTCGAACCCGTTGATACGCAACATCAGCTCGCCACGGCGAATTGTCTTATTTGCCGTAGTCTTCTCGGCCAACTCTGCAATGCTGAATTCCTGGCCTGCCTCGTTGCGAACAATCGTTGCTTCCAGCGCTGCCGCATTACGCTTGTTCTGGGCCAGGCGCGACAGCACCGCGTCATTGCTGGCGAACGGCTCGCCGTGATAGTGGACATAGCCGAGGCGGATATTGCCGCCCTCGAATGCCCGTCCTACGACCTTGCGCAACTGCCGGCGCCACCAGCGCGGATCGACAACGCGGGCGATGACAGCTCGCAGGTCGTCGTCATCCACCTCGGGCGCCTGAATGCCGTAATCGCTGCACTCTTGATCGATGATGTCTCGCGTATGGGTGTCAGAAATGGCAGTCCACAGCATCTTCTTGACGTTCTCGGCCGCCCTCTCTGCCGTCGCACAGATGTCGGCGTCGTCCTGCGAAAGATCGATGCCAGCCGGCACGTACTTCTCGGCGAAGTCGCGGACATATTTGATTCCTTCCGGCTCGTAAATCTTGCGCCAGTGCCAAACAGACATTGCCTTCAAAGCCTGCGCGACCACGCGGCCGCGCCACTTTAGGGGAATGCGTTGCAGCTCACGAGCAAAATGCGGCGATTCGACGAAAGCCTTGTGTTTGCGGCGCGCCTGCGCGTCAACGGTCCTAGACTGCATTGAGGGCTCTTTCGTAAATCGTGATTGCACGCAGCACCGCGCGGCGCATAGTCAGGCGCTCGGCTTCGGTGAAGGAGTGGATTGGGGATTCCCAGCGGTCAGGCGATAAGCCCGCCATATTCAAGATGTGCCGGCGTACCGGCTTTTCCGTGGCCGCCCATGAATAGGCGGTGCCGATCTGGTGATTCGGCTTCTCGCGTCCCAGCAGCAGAGCCATCGCCTTGGAAAGCTCTTCTTTCGCCGCTTCGCTTCCCGGCGGCGTAGGCTTCTGCGCGTCTCGTGCCGCCAGTAGATCGGCAGCAGGACGGAACGACGCGTGGTCCTTGATGCGTGCGCAGCGCATTTCAGCCTTTCACCAGGCCCAAAGCAGGCAGCAGTACCGGTGCAGCCAGCAGCACGGCGCAGAAGATGAACGAAGCGTAGTCGCGCATGTTTGCCTTTCTTCAGGGTGAGCGAATCCCGCGTGCGCCATACGGCGCACGGCAGGTATTGAGTCTTCGTGAGTTCAGCGGCCGGCTATGCGGCGGCTAGGTCTAGCGTCAGTTGATTTTTTGCCGCGGCCAGGGCGCGCGACGAAATTCGGATTTGCACATCGTCCTTGGGCATGGCCGACATGGTGGTGGTCCGCAGCACTTCCAACGCAGCCACGAAACAATGACCGCATTCGATGTTCGTGCATTGATAGGAAATTTCCTTGTAGAGAGCCGTCATCGGGCGACTCTTGGCGGCACGTACCGGGCTTTGGCAGTGCGGGCATGGCAAGCTGATTACGCGCATGGTTTCTTATTCCCCTCAACGGCATAAAGCACCCTTGCTTTGCCGGTAACACGCTTGACACCTTCTCGAACAACTACGGAAAACACGAACTCTGCGGCGTCTTCGATTGTCTCGAACCCCTCTCTCGCCATCAGTATTTCCAGAGCCTTGACGAGATCAGGGCTTGCCTGCGTCAGTTCGATTTCAGGCATTTTGAGGCACTAAAAAGTGGCTCTTCAGCGCCTTGGTTTGCATGTTCTCGTTGATTACTATTGGCACATCACGAGCAACGACGAACTCAACAGCCTTATGCAACATCATGTCGTGAGCCAAAGTCGCCAAGTTTTCACCCTGCAGTTGGGCGAGCGACTTCATAAATGCAAAGTTATCGGCGTTGCAGCGGATCACTATCCGGTGGTCGCGGATGTGACGCGGGTCATCGTACATATGGCTCCCCTGGTCAGGCTGTTGCGGTTTCGAGTTCTTTTTCGTAGGAGGCCAGGCCGCGCAGGTACATTACGCGGATGAAGCCCGCTCGGGTGCGGTGATCTCGGCTGGCGAGAAATTGAGCTTTGCGGATTTCCTCAGGCGAGAGGCGAACGGTCACAGGTGCCGAGCCATGCTCGGCGGCATCTGCTTGAACGGTGTCTTGTGTGCTCATGGGGTAATATTTGTGTACGTCACTTAGCAATGACGGAAATATAGTCTGTTAAATCATACCCGTCAACAGTTTTTGGAATGGATATTCAAACTATCGGCGAACGCCTCAAGAGCGAACGCAACCGGCTCGGCCTTTCTCAGGAAGCCTTTGCAGCAGTCGGCGGCGTTAAAAAGCTTGCGCAAATTTCCTATGAACAAGGCAAAACATTGCCGGATGTTGGATTCATGATCGCCCTATCCAAAATCGGCGTCGACGCGTCATTTGTCATGTTTGGCACGCCAACAGCTGAGGCCGCCACAGCGGATGAGCAGCAGCTTCTTCTGGGCTACAGACGGCTCGACATCATCGGCAAGGCTCGAGTGCTCGGCGTCATTGAAGGCGCTACACCTCACGGCAACAGCGCACCAAGGAATCAGATATCGATTGGCGGCGACGTCGGCCATCAGATCAACGGGGATGTTCACGGCACGGTGAAGGGGCCGCGCATGGGCAAAACAACCGTAAAGAAAAAGTAAAGAAAATCGGCGCATGAGCGCCGATTTCCGTTTGTGCGCGTGCTGGGGAGCCGCGCTTGTTTCAGTGTGCCGTGGCGCGTGACAGGGAGTAACGCGCCAGGTGTTACCAGCAGGGTAGTAATGTCAGAGAAGCTAGAAGTACGGGGCGACGTTGCGCAACTCATCGGCGGCAACGTCAACGAAGCACCACGACAAAATAACGTGGTTAATTTCAACGTGGGTGGCGACAAGGGGCCAGTGCAAACGCTCACCGACTTGCAGCGAAAACGGATAGCCGGCCTGGTGCGCGAACTGTGCGCGATCACGCAAGAGGACACCCTCGATGTGTATCGCGTCATCCTGACCGAGTTCGGCGCCGAGCGCATGAAAGACATGCCGCGCGAGAAGTATCACGATGTCGTCGCCCAGGTAGAACGCTGGATCGCTGAGAACAAGCAAGGCGCTCACAAGACATCGCCGGCAGCTTTGCGCGTTGCCGCATCAGAACCAGAACAACCGATAGCTGAAACCGCACACCATTGCGACACCTGCAGCGAGAAAGACCGTAGTTACTCACGCCTTCAGCGAGTGTCGCGAGGGCAGTGGATGTTATCGGGAACGCTCGCGATTGTTTGCGGACTGTTGTTGTACAAGATGCCTACTTCGGCAGACGCAGCAACGTCACCAGGGCAGCACTGCTTCTTTCAAGGTAGCCCTTATACGGCGGGAAGCACCATCAAGTCTCCTGGAGGAGTCCTTCGTGAATGCGTCTATGACGAAACTCACGAGACAATGATGTGGGAAAAACAGCGGTAGTCAAAAAAGCTTGTAGGCAGTGTGATTTGAACGTGGAGTAAAAATGGAGAAAAAAATGAAGCCTCAGATTGAGTTTTCGCACGTCCTGGGTGAACTGTCAGTAAACAGAAATGATCCATGCGAAGTTCTCAGAGAACTTATATCAAATTCGTATGATGCGAATGCGACGCAGATTCACTACCTACCGATGAAGGATGTAAGCGGCCTTGCATTCTGGGACGACGGAAGCGGTCTCAGTATTTCAAAGAAGGCAAACGACATCACGCCCTGGGAAGCCTTCTTTTCCATCGGAAAATCTACTAAAAAGAAAGGCGATGCCATCGGCTACAAATGTCAGGGAAGTAAACTCTGCTTTGCATGCAGCCGAATTCTAGTTGCCACAACGGAAAATATAAAGAACGGCTCATGGCACTACAAAGTCATTGAAAATCCAAGAAGCAATTTGGACACTGAGTTCAATATTGCCCCTGATTCGACAGCCGACATTACGTCCATCATCGATAGATTCTTTACTACTTCGACTAGCGATACATCTGCAGCGATAGATAATCTGAAGGCATCTTTACTCAAATCTGAAAGCGATTCGCGAACGCTAATAATCATCGACAACCTTGATACTGAGAATTTTGAAAAGCACTTTGCTATCGGCGAAAAACCAGAAGAAAGCTACGCTTATAACTACATACGTCTATACACGAGTCATGGTGACGTTCGACAGCTAACAAAAGCGCAAGGGTATTCTCCCGCGCAGGTAACACAACTTTCCACAAATCTAAAAAAAGTTGAGTTTCACATTTTCGCTGAAAAGAAACAGATCAAAATTCCGTTCGGTTACCCGTATCTTGAAATACCACCAAAGATCGATCCAAACATCAAATCACCAGCTGAAGTATCCCGGCTGCGAGATGGCAACTTCTACAGTAGAGCGGCAAAACGCTTTAAGGTCGGCACCCAGGTGTTCTCGATAGCACTAGCGATCGATGGCAATCGGAGAGCGCATAACGAATATAAATATTTGGGTCGAAAAGGTGCGGCGATGTCTGGCATCAAACTCAGCGACCACCGTGGCGCATTTGTATCTGTCAAGGGAATAAAAATCTGTCGCTATCACGATCTGTTAGCAAACCTCGCGCCTTATGACGTGATGGTCGAAGGCGACAGTCCATCTCATTTTTCGCTCATCCTAGATGGCGATTTTGACCTTGTCACAAATAGAAATGCGCTGAGCAAAAAAGCGTACGACACTTTATCCGACCCTGGATTTCTAGTTGAGATCAAGAAATTCTTAGATGAACGAGCAAACGCAGATGCCATATTTGCTGAACTGCTATCTCGCTTACGCAAAGAGAGCTCAGAGCTCAAGCTTAACGAACAAATCAGCAATTTGGACCAAGCCAAAAGTGAGATTAAATCGCGCGAGCGCTTCCGCATAAAAGATGCAAATGGGGTACAGCATCTTTTCCTTTCACCGCGCGCGGGCGAAGAGTATTTGGTAGGAATTCTCTACTCTCAATTGGCTAATTTCCTGCCGAAGCAACCTGGATTCGAAGACTACTGGAGACGGATTGTCACGTTCTCCACGCAGGGCATCGATAGCATTGGTCTTCGCAATGAAACTGCGGCGAAGCCCTTGGAGAGCAGCAATCTTTGCTCTGTCGAATACAAATACGAATTCAACAACAACGGGCCGTTTAACCATGCGCTGGCCGTTGTAGATTACATCGTTGCTTGGCAGATTGACGTCGATGAAAGCAAAAAGGTACGCGACACATTCACATGCTTCGGAGATATTGCAAAGGTCTCCGGTAATGACTTTGAGTGGGAAATCACAAACATCGAAGACCAGAACGCCGCGACCTATTCGCAAACGATCAAAGTTATCTGCCTCAAATCATTGATCGCACATACGTTTGGCGTGAAGTTCCTAAAGCCTTAGGGTAGTACTTCGGGATTAATCGGCATTGTTCTCCGCGATAATCTCCCGGACTTCCTTGATCTTCGCCCATTCCAACGCGGCAGCGCGCTTCGCGCTTTGTTTCGTCGCATAGGAGTGCTTCAGCGTCTTGACGTTTTCTGACTTGCCGGCCAGCTCGATGCCTGTCTTCGAGCTGGCCTTGTCTTTCCAGTTCGCCTTCACGCCGGTAATGCCCTCTTCTGGATCGTGATCAAGTTCGCGCTCTGCCTCGGCCGGTTCGGTCTTCGTTTCGAACTCAATGCGCGACGTGAATCCACTGCCCGTAATGGAGTGCGTGACCGTCTTCGATTGCCATTCGGTGGCATCGATCTGTGCCTTGAAACCGGACACCACGACCGGCGACTGCGGCATGACGTTCGGATCTCCCAGGGCAAGCGTCATTTCGAATGTCGCAATGCCGCGCTCGATGCGCTGCCATTCAGCCACCGCCGCCACGCGCGCATCTTGCTCGTTCGCGAAGGTGGTACGCAGGCGCTTGCTGTTGCCGGCCTGGCCTGCGACCACGCTGCGGCGCCGGCCGTAGTTCTCATCCATCCAGAACGCACGCACGCCGGAATAGGCATCCGATTCCGACGTGTGATAGCGATGATGGTCGCCCAGCGCGCGCACGACCTTGACGACCGGCAGCGGCTTGCCGCTGGCTGTGCGGCTCTCATTGACGGGAATGAACAGCAGCTTGTCGTTCTTGACCGTCGCCACTGCGTCATACTTCTTTCCCAGGCGGCGCAGCAGCGCCGAGTCGCTTTCGTGCGTCTGGTCGAGGTGCTTGATCTCTATCGCGCGAAGGTTCGCCGAGATACCGGAGGTCAGACCGTTGCCGGCCGCGATTGCGTCGATGACAGCGCCCAACGTCGTGTCATGGAAACTGCGGTCGCGCTGCTGGCGAAACGCATCGATCATGCTGGCCGAACGTGCGCGGATGGTCACCTTGTCCGGCGTGCCGCTATGCTCCACCTCGGACACCACGAACGCCCCTTTGTCGACCAGCGGCTTGCCCTGCCAGCCCAGCGAGAATGAAATCTTCGCCCCCATGGGCGGCAGGTTCAGCTTGCCGTCGCTGTCGTCCAGCTCGATATCCAGCTGGTCCGCCTCATCGCCCCGACACTCGCGCAGGGTAATGCCGGACAGCCGGTCCGACACCGGCCTAGTGATGTCCTTATCCTCGATGACAACGCGGAACGCCGGCGCCGTGGTCGTCATTGACTGCCCCCGCTGAACTTGCCCACGATACCGCCGACCGTGCTTCTGACGCCATCGATTGCGCTGCCCACCACGTTGCGGGCCTTGTCGGCAATGCTGTTGGTGATGCCGTCGATGTCCATCATGTTGCGCAGGTCCGAAATGTCACCCAGGCCCAGCGCCGACAAGACGCTGTCGTCGGTGCGTGTGAGCTTGATGGTGAAGCTGATTTTCTTCGGATCGCCGTCCCCATCTAGTTCGGTCAGCCCCTCTTCCATGCTGTCGATGACGAACGAGCCATATATGCGGCCGGTCCCCTGGATCAAAAACCAGCTCTTGCCCGTGTCGGCCATCAGGCGAAGCGCATCCAGGGAGAACGCCGAGCCAGTCAGCTCGGGCGCAATCCAGCCCGACAAGGTAATCGTGTCTTCGCCTTTGCCGGTGTACTGCTTGGCATCGCGCAGCCCCACGCGCGGATTGCTAGCGAACTTCCACTGAGTTTGCCTCTGCAGCTCCTGATATGCCAGGGTCGGCAGGCTGAAAACGAACATCCCCAATACCATCATCATGATGCGATTCCTTTATTCCCAATCGGCCAGGCTCGAACGTTGGCGCGACATCCTGGCGCGGTCGCGCCGATCCAGTTCGGCGGCCACCGCACGGGCAATGGCCTGCTCGTCCATCCCCGGCGCCGCCTGGATGGTGATGGTGATCGTGTCGCCCTGGTAGATGGCAGGCGCCGCGGCGGTGCCGCTGATCGGCGGCCGGCTGTCGAACGCCATTGCCGGCAAGCTGCCGGCGCCGATGGCAATGCCAGCACCGACACTGGCGAGCTTGCCTGCCAGGCTGCTCACGGTCGACAGCGGCCCGTCCTGGCCGCGATTCAAGCCGACTGCCAGGCCCTGCATCGTATAGTCGCCCAGCTCGGCAAAGACACGGCTCGGGCTGTGGATGTCGAGCTTTTCCTTGAACCAGCCGATAACGCTGGCGCCGGCGCCCAGCACCGCGTCTTTGACGTAACCGATGGAGCCGGTAATGCCGTTCGCCAGCCCTTGCAAGATCATGGCGCCGAACTCGGTGAACTTGCCGGGCAGCTCCACGCCGAACCAGCTCATGACGGCCGCGAATCCCTGATAGAACAAGCCTAGCGGTGAGAAATTCAGGATAGCGGCGGCGATGGCGCCCAGGCCCTGCGAGAAGAAACCGCGCACCGAGTCCCACATACTGCTGAAAAAGCCGGTGATCGGCTCCCAATAGCGGTAGATCAGATAGGCGCCGGCGGCAATGGCGGTGATCGCCAGGCCAATCGGATTCATCAGGAATACCCGGCCCAGCCACATGAAGACGGTCCCCACGCCCCGCAGAATTGGCATCAGCATGTTCCCCTGCAGCCCGATCTTGGCGAACATGACGTGCAACATCGCATAGGGGCCAATGATGGACGCCAGGCCCAGCATCAGCGGCCCCATTACTACCAGCAGGGCGGCGATGGCGCTGAATCCGACGATCATCGCCTTGGCGATGGTCGGATTGCGCTCCATGAAGCCGGTCAACGCCTGGGCGGCATTGGCCGCCATCTGCAGCCCGGAGGCGTAGAGCGGCAGGATTTTGCTGCCAAGCTCAAGTTTCAGGTCGGCCACCCTCGACAGCGTTTCCAGTTCCTTGCCGCTGGCCGTGTCCTGACCGAGCTGGTTCAACTCATCGATGTTGGCGGCGCCGCGGTTCAGCTTCTCGTTCTTGTGAATCTGCGTGCGTTGCTGGTACATGGTGGAGAAGAACTGCGCAGCAGTGCGGTTCGAGAAGATGCCACCGATGGCATCGAGAACACCCTTTTCGTCAGAAATGCCCTTGGCGGCCAGTTGCGGCAGCAGCACCTTTTCCATCCACTCGAATTGATTTTCGCGGAACAGGTCCGCGCCCTTGATGGCACCCGGGTTCAGGAACGACACCTGGCCGGCCTTGTCGTGCTTCACCTTCGATTCGTCACCGATCAGCCCCAGTTCGGCCAGCATGGCAGCGGAGCGCTTGGTTGTGCGCCCCTGATAGAGGTTCTGATAGGCGCTCATCATGGAGGTGCCGACGCGATTGCCGCCCATTTCCTGCACCAGGGATTCGAGCTGATAGTAAAACGCCTCATCCTTGACGCCCTTGGCGGCGATGCCCCCGGTCTTGATCAGGTTCAGCCATTCGCCGGGACCGACCCGGCCGCCGGTGGCTGTCAGCACCTGCTGCACCATGTTGGCCTGCTTTGAGAAGGTCGCGAGGTCCTTGGTGCCGTTGCGCATCTCGATGACTTTGAGCATGTCCATGAACTTGCGCTCGTTGTCGGCGCCGTCGGCCTCGCCGTAAAACGCATGATTGCCAAACTTCATCTTCGCCAACATGGGCGCCACCATCTCGGCGTGGTGCGTGTCGCCGAACGCGGTGATGCCGTCCCGCAGTAGCTGCAGGTTGTCGAGCTGGCTGGTGCCGTAGGTCTTCATCTCGCGAGCGAACTTGATTGCCTCGGCGCTGGCTGTTGCCCCCAGGCCGAGCGCCCGCACGCGACCGTTCTCCGTCTCGTAGTGCTTCGCCTCTCTCAAGCCCGCCAGCACCGGCACGCCCATCGCGGCGCCGCTGGCGGTCGCACCGACGCCAGCTGCGGCCAGGCCGCCGGCGGTGCTGCGAAGTTTGTCCGCGCGCTGACGGGCATTTGCCATGACTTGTTGCTGCCGCGCGCTGGCGGCCAGCTTTTTCTGCTGGTCCGCAAGTTCGGCATTGGTGGCGGCAATGCTGTTCTTGAGCCAGGCCTGCGCGTTACCGAGCTGGCGCGCGCCGATGCCAGCTTCGGCCAGCCGCTCACGCAGGGCGCGGAACTGCGATTCCTGACGAGTGCTGGATTCCTGCAGGGACTTGACGCTGCGCACAGCAGCATTGAATTCGCGCGTCATCGCGCGGGTAGGGTTTTCGGTGGCGCGCATTTTGGCAGCCAGGTCCGCGACGCGCTGCTGCGCGGTAGCTAGCTCGCTGTTCGTCTTGCGCATGCCCTGATGCAGCTCGCGAAGCCCGTTCAGATCGCTCTGCTGCCTGTTCAACTCCTTCAGGCGGTCGCTGGTGTCCTTCAGCGCCTTGGACGTGTCCCTGGCGCCGCCGGTGATTTTCTTGAGCGGGGCGGTGATCTTTTCCATCATGGAGAAGACGACCTGCATTTTCAGTTCATTTGCCATCTATTCCGCCCCGCATCGCACTCGGGCGCGTTCGCGCCACTTCATCAGGTCTTCAAGTTCAAGAACGTCCATCGCGGCCGGTTGCCAGTGGAACACGGTCGCGATGTCCGCCATCGCGTCTTCTACTTCGATTGGGAGACCAAGGCGCGATCCGCCTTCGGCGCCAAGAAAAAAGAGACTTCCATGCCGCATTTCGTCAGGTCGGCCGGGTCCATCGCGCCGACATCATGGCCGGTCAAGGTCGGCTCGGAGATACGCGGCAACACCGTCTGTAGTGCAGTCACGTCCATGTTCATCAGCGCCATGAGGCTGACGCCACGCAAGGCGCCCGACAGCGGCCGGCGCAGCGTGATTTCGGTGATCTTGGTCTTGCCGCGGATCAGCGGTTCGTCGAGGACGACGGTAACGGATTCGGTCTTCGGAGCGGTATCGGTGATGTTGGTCATTGCAGTTCCTGGTTTCTTTGAAATTGGATGGAGCCGGGGCGGCGTCTGCCGCCCGGCGGATTACAGGCCGATGGCCTTGCTGATGTCCGAACGGCGATCTTCGCCGTCGACGATCTCGATGCCGTTCATGAAATCGAAATCGAAGATCACTTCGCCGTCGATAGTCATCTTGTAGGCGCTCAACGGCATGACGAACTTGTGCGAAGTGTCGTCGCCCACCTTGGCATTGCCCAGGTCGATTTCCTTGTAGCGGCCGCGCACCGTGATTTCGACGGCCTGCACACTGTTGTCGTCGTCGTTCTGATAGGCGCCAGCGAAGCGGAGCAGTACAGCGCTATGGCCCTTGGCGCCGTACATCTTCAGGGCCTCCTTCACCAGGCCGCCGGCGGTCCATTCCAGTTGCATTGCTTCCTGGCCCAGGTCGACGGATACCGGCGCCGACATGCCGGCCGCCCGGTATTCCTCCATCTTGCGGGACAGCTTCGGCAGCGTGACTTCGGTCGCCTTGCCGCGGAAGGTCGTGCCGTTCTGGAAGAGGTTGAAATCTTTCAGCTTGTGGGGCATACCCATATTCGTTTCTCCTATTCAGTCGGGATCGGCGGATGCGACCGGTTCCCCGGCCGCCCCAGGTTCTTACGCGGTGATGCGCGCGGCGAAGTCCGCCAGATATTGGTCGGTGATTCGCTGCTGGAAGATCATGTTTTCCAGCGGCGGGACCGGCGTGTAGGCGTAGCGGATCGTCAACTTGCCGGCCTTCAGCGTGTCCTTGTCGTTGTCCTGTTCGTCGTACCAGGCTTCGGCATCCATGATGTAACCGCTGGCCTTCAGCTCGCGGAACTTCGCATTGATGCTGGCGAGCATGTCCGTGACCAGGGAAGGATGCAGCGGCAGGTCGACGTACGTCATGTGCGCTTCGGCGATGGTGTCCGCCAGCACCTGCGCGGTGCGGGTGTAGTTCTCGAACGGGAAGAAGCCGCCTTGCTCTTCGCAGGTGCGCGAACCCCAGAAGCGATAGCCGCTCATGTTGATGAGGGTCGTCACCTCCTTGGCGTTCAGCACGCCGGCATCGGTCGCCGGGTCCTGCAGGTCCCAGAACACATCTTGGCTGATGCCGGTCGGGCCGTTCACCACAACGTTCGAAAGTGTCTTGTGCCAGCCGGTTTGCTCATCGATCTTGGCGCGCATACCCAGGGCATAGGCGACGGCCGCCGTCTTGGCGTCAGCGCTGGCTACGGTATCCCACGACAGGAAGTCCGGCCAAATGATCATCACTTCACGCTGACCAAACTGGCCGCGGTAGGTGGTGGCCTCGACCACTGTCTTGCAGCCCCATGCCGAGGCGTAGACGAAGGCGCGCAGAGACTGCGCAACGCTGGCGAGGGCATTGGTAACGGCCTGCGTGTCCAGACCCGGCGCGCCCAGGATGCGCGGCTTGATGCCGAGCTGCGCTTGCGCGGCCAAGAGCGCCTTGGCGCCCAGGTATTTTCCAGCCGCGGACACCCCGCCGACGACGTTGGTAGTTTGCTCGGCTTCGTCGTCGCCCTCGGCGACACGCACCAGCACGATGAGCGGCTTGCCCTGGGCAGCGATAGCTTCCAGTGCGCGGTACATGGTGCCGCTCTTGCCAGCTTTCGCCATCGCGGCATTTACGTTGGTGATGAGGACTGCGGTATCCAGCGGGAACAGCGTTGCGTCCGCGTCGTCGGCCGTGACGATGATGCCGATGATGGCCGTGGAAATGGTGCGAATCGGGCGCGTGCCTTCGTTGATTTCGATGACCCGCACGCCGTGGTGGTAGTCAGTTGCCATGTTTCAAGCTCCTAGTGTGATTCGTTAGGCTTGCGCCGGGGTTTCGGTTTCGCCGGCGACATCCTCAGTGCCGGGGACCGCCGGCCAGGTGATGACGTTCGGAAAGTCGGGCTGCAGCTCGATGCGGCAGAGGCTGACCAGATACGCTTGCCACTCCACCAGCAATGCCGCTTCTTCACTGGTGGCCGCTTTCAAGCTCACCAGCGTATGCAGGCGCTCAACTTCTCCGGTTGCCCGTCGGAGCAGCGGGCCGCGTTGCTCCACCATGGCCGCCGCCAGCGCCTGCTTTTCCGTCATTTCGTCCGCAGGTTCTTGATCCGCCTCCGATGGCAAGGCATCCACATAGCTCCACTTCTGCGCGTCGAGGTCGATGACTTGATCCTTGCCGGCTCGGTCTTTGCCAGGCTTTGCCGGCGTCGAGTTGCCGGGATACAGGAAGGCGCCTTCCACTTCGGGGTCGGGGTCCGCGTAACACGGATCCTGAGTGCGCATCAGGCGCAGCGTCGTCGGGTGATAGCTCCAAATTTCCGGTGTAGTTGACATTGAATTCCTCAGTATTTGATGCAGTTCAGCGCTGCCAGGTTACGAGTCAGATTTTCCGAGCCGCCGGAGGCGTTCACGGTAATGCTGTGGTTGTGCGCTCCCGCTACGGACGACCATTCTTGAGCTGCGTTTTCGCGAACCGGCGATGCACCGCCCGTTTGATAGCCGACGCCCTGGTTGCCAGCGGTCGTCAAGTGCTGGTGTGCGCCATCAGTAGACGCGGCGGCCGTGTGGCTGTGCGCAAGGTTCTGCCCTGCCTGCCAACTCCACATCGAGCGGCCGCTATCGATACCCCGGCCGTCATCCCAGCCGCGGTCATATTCACCTCGCGAATCCGGGAGGACGATGTATTCGCCGGCGGTGCTTCTGCTGGTCGTCGGGGATGCCTGGTTGGTGCAGCGGTAACCCCACAGAGCGGTCGCATTGTTCGTGTCGCCGCAATAGATCGCGTTGGCAAGGTTCTGATACGCGACGACCGGCACAGCTGCACCGTTTTCCTTCAGCCAGCCAGCCGGCGCGGTGGTGCGGCGAAACTTTCCCGAGAAGCCCGCCGGGATGCCCGTGGCTATCGCGCTGTTCATCTGCGACAGGCTGACGGCATGGGAGGCGTCCGTACCCGCTGCGACCGAGAACTGTTGCTGCGCCGATCCGTTGATCAACGCCAGGTCGGCATGCTTGTGATCCTTTGCCGCCAGGTCCGCATGCGTGTGGTTCAGCGGGGCAGCAAACGCCACGATGGCGTCGTCGGTATATTTCCGAGTTGCCAGGACCACGGCCGGGTCAACCTTGATTTCGATGCTTGCAGTGTTCGATACCACTGTAGCGAGTCGCATTACCTGATCTTTTACGCTGCCTTCTTCCAGCTTCGGCTTGTAGCTCGGTGGGCAATTTGCAACCACGCACAGGTCGCCGTCTTCATCCAGCAACCCGCCTTCCCGCACCCACCAGCCGCCTTGCTGGGCCACCACGACCATTTCGCCGATGATCATGCTGGCATTGGTCGGATCGACATAAAGCAAATTCAGGTCGCCGCGATAGACTTCACGCACTAGCGATACCTGCTCCTCTTTCGGCGTCGGGAGCGTGCCGTTCCCGTCGCCCAGGCACATCCGCGAAAGCTTCAGCGTCTTCTTCTGCGCGATGGCATTGGCAAGCTTCGCTCGGCCGATGTTGGTCCAGACTGTCGAATATGTGCTCATGGATACACCGTCATAGTTTCAATAATGTGGAGCCCGCCGCCGAAGTACAGCGCCCCCGTGAATTCGATGGAATCAGGCGTCCAGGGATAAACCGTCGTCACTTCGCCTGAAGTCAGGTAGCCGCCGAGATACATCGTTCCGCGGCTTTCTAAGTGGATGCGCAGGCCGGTTAGGTGTCGCGCTAACGGCTTGGCGTCATCGATCAGCCGTTCCATCTCGCCGAACATCTCATCGGTGATTCCCGACTCAAGCACCCCCACCTCAAGCGCGAACGTTCCGCGCTGGCCGCGCGGTTCGGTTTGCCACCATTCGGTGATTTTGATGATGTAGCCCAGCGACTCCACCACGCCGCGCACGGCCGCGATGGTCCCCTTGTGCTGATGGATGTAGCGAGACGCCTTGATGGTTGCCCGCTTCACAGCCTCAGACCAGTTGTCGTCCCAGCGATCTACCGAGAACGACCAGGCCAAGAAAGGCAGTAGGTCGACCGGACAACGGTCCGGGCTCCACAGGTCATTGATCGGAACTGGCGTGTCGGCCAGGGCAGCGCATGCTCGGGCAATGGCGCGCTCCAGCGCTGTTGTATTCGGCGGTAGAGTCGGGACGGCGTTATACATCGTCCACTTCCTCCAGGACCTTCGCGGTAATTCTGATGGCAGTGCAGCGCGCGGCCTGGGTTCTTCCGCACAGGATGTCGGCCGCCGGCGAAACAAGATCGATGTTCCGCACGCCCTCGACCTTGAGCGCGCCGATGTAGGCGCTGCGGAAGACGCTGAAGCCCAAAGGGCGTAGCGGCACCGCCATGCCGGCCGCCTGCGCGCGCGCCGCCTTCAGCGCTATAGGCGCCTCCGGGCCTTTGTCAACGTAGAGAACGGCCTCCAGCTCGTAATCCGTGACCTGGCCCTGCGTCACCGTAACCATATCGCCAAGCGGGCGCACATCCTCGGCCGACAGTGCCGCCAGCACCACGTCGCGCAGGTCCTGCGGCGCCTGCCAGTCCGCAGCGGTCGACAGAAGCGAAATGACGATTTCGCACGGGGCCGGGCTTGTCGCGCGCGCGTCCAGCACCCGGCCGTCGGCCCCGCGCGCGTGGAACTCGTAGGCATTGCGCGGACCTGCCACGGACAGGGCGTCCGGCGCTTCTTGGATGCGCAGCCGATAGGAGTCGTCACCTTCTTTCACCTCGGCCACCGGCGGGGAGGCGTCAGGGTCGGCGTCCACCAGCACCAGGCGCTTGACGTTGTTGTTTGCCCCGATCTGGTCTAGGTTGCCATCGCGCGCAAACGCCAGCATGACTGAAGTGCCGGCGTCGTTTACACGGTTGCGCAGTAGCATCGAGTGATAGGTGTTCTCCTGCAGCAGCTTCACCGCCGGTTCAGACTCCAGGGCCAGCACCTTAGCCGCCGCCTCGCGCTCATCCTCTGGCAGCAGTTCCAGCACTGCGGCCTTGCGCGCCTCGAACAGGGTTTCAAAGTCGAGGGGTTCCACAATCTGCGGCGCTGGCAGCAGCGACAGGTCGATAGGCGAACTCATTGCGCACTCCAAGTGCGGACCGGAACCGCAAACTCCACCGCGGCGCCGTTGGTCACCCCCTGCAGGACAACTGACACGGCGCCGGCGGCGTCACGATTCAACGTGACCGACGACAGGGTGATGCGCGGCTCCCACAGCGCCAGGCGATAGGCGACGGCGGCATAGATGCGCAGGACCGTCACTGCATGCAGAGGTTGGTCGATCAACTCGGGGATTTCCGATCCGTAGCCGCGACGAAACAGGCGCGTACCCAGCGGCGTCATTAGGATGTCTCGCACTGACTGGCGGATATGGTCCAGCACTGTCATGCCGGCGCCGGTAGATGCGTTCATGGCGATCATGCGATTGGCCATCCCGACTCATCATTGCCACGTTGCACACCGCTTGTACGGTGCTTCTGCAGGCTGATATCGCCAGCGACGACATCGCCGGTGGCCTTCACTGCGCCGTTGATGACGGCCGCGGCCCCGCCTTCACCTCCCTTGACGGTCATGCCGTTGTTCAAGGCACTGACTCCCTCAACGGTGAGATTTCCCTTGATCTTCACATCCCCGGTGCAGGTGGTGATCGGGGTATCCGCAGTCACTTCGTCAGCCTTCACCAGCGCCGAGCTGCCGGCGGGCAGAGTCGCAGTGAGCGCATGCGACTCGAAGTCATAGCGCACCACGGCGCCGTCAGGGTAGTGAATGGCGTTGACGGAGTAGCTTTGTTCCGGCGCCGGAGAATCTTCGGAATACAGGCCGGCCAGGATGCGGCCGCGCGTCAGATCGCCATCGGGCGAAAAGACGATGACCTGCTCACCAGGGGAAGGAGGACACCACGAGACAACATTCCCGGCGCGGAAGGCGCTCCACTTCAGCCAGGTAGTCTTGAGGGTCGGCGAAAGCTGCACGCGCGCCTTGTCTCCGTTCACGTCGGCGATGTGGCCGATGCGGATCAGATTTGCGAGCGTTCGCAGGATTTCGGAGAGGTCGGGTGTCATGGAATCCATGTTGCCCAATCGCGCGCGGGAAGGCACTTCCCGGCGGGTTGATATCGCTCTTAATGGAGCGCAGGCGGCAGTTCCGCAACTATTTCAATTGAAACATTCACGAGATTGGCTGAAACCGTGGCGTAACAGAGCTGGATCAAGATGCACACATACCGAACCTGATGTTCGGCCCAACCCAAGGAGAACACCATGCGTGCATATATCACTTCCGCTGTTATCGTCGCCGGCCTGTTTGCAACCTCGGGCGCCTTCGCTGCCGACATCATCGCGGCGCCGAGCGTCGATTGGGCACAGTGGGGCGAATGGCTGCGCGAAGCTGCCGGTTCCATTCCCGGCTGAAGAGCACATTGAAAATTCTAGGAGGGTTCCATGCGTATCTATGCCGTCTATCTGTTGGTGATTATCGGTCTGCTGGCGGCGTCGAGCGCCCAAGCTGAGAGCATGGTGCCGCCGCCTAACGAGCACTTCTTTGACCACTTCTACCGGTTTATGGCGATGACGTTCTCCCACATCGGCAGAGCATACTTCTGACTGGATTACATGATGCCTATTTTTCGACTTGCATTGCTCCTGGCCCTTGGATCACTCGCATCAACCGCGGCCCACGCTGCCGATTCAATGCTAGACCCAGAGGTGATGTACACCTTTAGCACAACTCTCTCGAAGGTGTTGTCTAGAAATTGGTGGGATGCTTATTTCTAAAGGCTACGATCTCTTCTTCTCGGGAGCCGTTCCCATGTGATGCAAAAGGCTGTCGCGCAATAGAATTTCGTCGGCGACGTTGAATCCCAGCAGCGGGCGGGCCGGGTATTTGAAGGACGGCCCGCGCGGCGCTACCTTGTCAGTAAGTCCGAACTGGTGAACGCGGGCGATACGAGCGACCTTGCCGAAGAAGCCGACGGATACCTGGCTGGAATCGGCTTCCACCTTCAAGAACGTGTTCGTGCGCAGCTTGTTGAACATGGCGGCTTTCTGGCGTTTGATGCGGCCTGCCTTGGTGCGCAGCTCCTTCCGGTGTTTTCTCGCAGCGTATGGGGCGCCATCAGGCGCGACCTGCATCGCGATCAGTTTTGCGTGCGCGCGGCGCAGGTCCTGACCGACTTTGGCCGCCAGCAGGCGACGCCTGGATGGCTGCACCTGTAACATCAAGGCGCCAGCCCACTCTTCTAGCCGCTGCAGGTCATCGGTCATGGCGCCTTCGGCACTTCCCATTCGGCCAGCAGGTCGCCGCCGGCGTAGAGCTGCCAGAATTCATCAGAGAATTCGGGGGTGAGCTGCGGCTCGGCCGCATGCTGAATATGCAGCTTGCCACCGTCTTCCCGTTTGACGATGGTGCGCTCGGTGAGCGCCAGCTTTATTGACAGATCCAGGGATTCGGCGCTGTTCATGTCCACCTCGAAGCGCAGCGCCTTTTTCGCGTTCTCAGGATTGGCGAACGCCTCTTTCTGATGAACGCGCATCCAGGCGAGCAACGGCACGAAGACAAGATCGAGGTCCGGGCCAATGTCGGTCAAAATCAGGTTCAGGATATAGTCGTACTCGAACGACAGGCCGGCCGTCCCGGTCGCCCGCGATCCGCCCTCATCGATGAAGATGTGCAGCTTTTCGGGGTCGCGTCCCAGGTCCTTAACGGCCTTCAGCAGATATGTCCGCAGGTCTTTCGGCTTGTACATTCAGTTCGTCCCGCACCTTGTTGTAGGCATCGATTACGGCATTGGCGTGCCGGATTGCGTCGTCGCCTTCGCCGGCGATCCCGTCAAGAAATTCTGCTGCCGCTGGCGCAAGTTCGGCTCGCGCTTCGCGGCCAGTTCCGCCGGCAGCGCCGGCATCCTTGCAGCCGGTCCCGTCTGGCATTGGACCGACAACGGGGATTGACAGGCGGATAGCGCCACTGCGCACGCCAGCGATAAAAGCATCCTTTTCATTTTTGGCAGCGTCCCTTTCCTTGGTAAATCGTTCCTCTATTGCCTGCATCCCCTCATGGGCCTTGCGCTCGGCATCCAGCACTCGCAGCACCAGGTCGGCGCGCGCATCCGCTGCGGCGGCATTGGCGCTGGCAACTTGACCTTTCAACGTCGCCAGGTCTTCGCCTAACCGCCATCCCTGTACGAGCCAGCCGAGATACATCGCGCCGGCCAGGATCCCAGCACGAAAAGTCCAGCTGACACCGCTACGCAGCCAGTCGGGTGCGCTCACGCTAGCACCCCGCCAGCGTCGACGAAGGCCAGATGCAGTTCCTCGCTGGTCTTGACTTGCGGCAGTTCGATGGCTTCGCCCCCCTCGCGGCCGAAAGCGGCTTCGAGGTCAACATAGCGGTGCTCGAACTGGCCGTAGCCCGCGCCCGGCAGCGACGCCCATATGTTTTTGCATTTGGCGATCGCATCAACCAGGCGGCCGGCATCGATGTCCGGCAGCGCACCGCGCTCCCTGATCTGCTGCAGGGCGATGGCGTCTTGCACTGCCGGGCCGAAGCCGGCCAGGCCCAACTGCTTGCGGTAGACATCGTAGTAGCGCATCAGCAACTGATACGCCCCGGCGGCGGTGGACCAGTTCTTGATCCGCGGAATCCAGACGCGCACGCGGGGATGGTCTGCATAGCTGTCGAAACGGGTACGGCCCACGATCTGGTCATAGCCCCGGTCGCGTGTGGTCGGGGAGTTGGACGTGCCTTCGGAAAATCGCAGCATGCCCAGGAAGGCGCGGCGGTTGTCGGTAGCGTTCAAATCGATTCCTTCACGTCGCGCGCCAGCTCGGCGATGTCCTTGCCCTGGCGGCGCTGGAACCACAGCGCGACGGCGCGAGTGATCCACCAGGCCGGCGCGCCCACCATCAAGTCAACCGGCTTCGGCCCTAGCACCGAAGCGATGGCCGGGGCATACTGCAGCAGCAGCGAAAATCCCAGGTCGCCGAACATGATCGAGAAGGCGCCGGCGCAGGCCAGGCGCACAACGAATTCTTTCTCGTTGAACGAGCCATCAGCGTTGCGCGGCGGCAGGACGATATACAGCAGCGCGGCGCCAGCCATGCCGAGCACTGCCTTGATGCCGTAGATTTTCAGGACTGCGGCGATGCCGCCGGCGGATTCTGCTGCCATGACGATGTTTCCCCTTGTCAGTGTTTCGTTGTTCATATTCATTCCCACAGGCTGACGCTGTTCTGATCGGTCGCCGCTGCCGACACTGCCGCTGGCAGCTCAACGATGGTTCCGGCTGGAAGGATCGCGCCGAAGGCAGCCAAATCTGGATTGAGCGTCAGCGCCTGTTCCACATAACCACTACTCGCGCCCAAGTAGCGGTACACCAGCGCATCAAGCGTGTCCCCTTGCTGGCTGCGTACCTGCATCAGATCAGCTCCACCGTCACGCGCTCTCGGCCGCGGATGTCATTGACGGCCCAATGCGCGTTCCGTCGCTGGACGTCGGGTGCCTGGTCCATCCATTCCATGTTCTTTTTGTCGGTCAGGGCGCCGGCCGTGGTGTCGTAATCCCGATACGACTCGAAGATGTCCGCCTTGGCGAAGCTATAGACGGCGCGACGGTATTGCGCCACCAGCCGGCTATCGCCATCCACCTGTGGCGCCGGCACGTCCGCGAGCTTGGCGGCCCCCGCTGCCATCTGATCCGCTTTCCAGTCCGCCAACAGCTTGTTTGTGGTCAGAATGGCGTCCACCAGTGCCGGACGCAGCCGCGCGTCCGTTACGGTTTGATCCAGCCGCATCGCATCGCGCATGTCCGGCATGCGGATGTTTGGAAAGAATCCGTCGTTTGTGATTTCCTTGACCTCGGGCGGCACTGCCGGCCCCGATGTCACCGGAACGTCGTCTATGTAGCTCATGGTCTGCGATCTGTTGGGGGCGGTGGCCGCGACATCCGTCAGCCGAAGCAGACTTCCGCCGCGGGCCGCCCTGCGCCGTGGGGTGCTCTTTACTTCGCCGGATCGGCGAATTTCTTCAGGCGACGTTCCAGCCGCTCGATTTCCTTCTTGACGCCTGCCGCCTGGTGCAGCTCACCGGCCCTGACCAGGTTGTGCATGGCCGCCGTGGCATAGTCGGCAGATGCCGCGGTGATGTTCTCCGCGTCAACCTTGTTCACCAGCTCCAGCAGCACCAAGCCCAGGGCCTTATGCACTTTGGCGCGCGCCTGGTCCGGCGTGTCAGCGCTACCCGTCATCGCCAGGACCTGCTGCAGCAGGTCGGCAGCGCGCTCCGGCTGATCCTTCAGCTTGCCGCCCAGCGCAGCGCCGGCGATATCGTCCTGCAGCAGGGTCGGCAGCGTGCGGTTGTAGCGGTCCGGTAGGGTGAAATCATGTGCCACGGCATAGCCTGCGATCTGCAGCGCGCGTTCGAAGTCGCCGACATCGATGTGCCACACCAGCGCATTCACCAGAACTTCGTCCTGCGCGCCCTTGCCGGCCGACAGCACGCCGTCAATCCAGGCTTGATAGACCGGCAGCATGGTGGCCTTTGCCTCGATTTTTCGCTCGATGGACTGGATTCCGTGGAGCGTGCGGCGGTGCTCATGGAGCTGGGCGAGCATCAGTTCGTATGCGGTGCCGACGGTGGCGCCGCCCGGCTCGCCGGCGGAGGCCGCCAGCTTGCCGAGCATGCGCTCACGGTGGCGCGCCGCGGGAGAGAGGCGCGCCATGATCAGGCGCCACCGCCGGCCGCATCCTGCAGCACGATGTTTTCCACCAGGGCGGCCAGGCCGTCGTCTTCGATCACGTATGCATCGTTGGACGACTCGTAGTTCTCGATGCGGTCGGCATCTGCCGCATCCACCACACGGCGGCGACGGCCGCCGTTCTGGAAGTAGATGGACAGATTGTCCATGCGGGTGATCAGCATGGCATTCGGAGGGAAGGACGGCACGCGAACGGCCGGCAGACCGCCGATACGCTTCTGGCTCACGATGATGTCGGCGGCCAGGGCTTCGGTCGGCGCCTGGTCCTTGTTCACCAGCGGGAAATACTTGTCGTGCAACAGCTCACGACCGACGATGACCACCAGGCCCGTGTCGTCCTGATACCAGGGGTCCAGATTGGTCACCGCGTCATACACTGCGGCATCGAGGTTCACGTAGTCGGCGCCGTTACCCTTGCCGATGATGACTTTTCCCGGCAAGCCTTCACCGACCAGGCCCATGACACGCTGCGGCGAATCCTCACGCAGGTGTTGCAGCCAGCCCTTGTTCACATCCTGCAGCAGCGGATACTGCGCAAGATTGGTGTCGGCCGACACTTTCACGCCGTTGAAACCGATCATGATGCGGTCCAGCGCCTGGCGCCGCAGGATCGCGTTGGCGATGCGGGTCTGAAAGTCCGGGAACTTGGCCCAGGCGTCCAGCTTGGCGTAGGTGATGTGGGTATCGAAGTTGGTTTTCTCGCAGCGATAGCCCTTGCTCGACATGCTCGATGCGTCACGAGTTTTGCGGCGCTTGTCGCCGGTGGTGTCGGTACGGCTGGCGACCGGACCGGAGACGCCCAGGCCGATTTTTTCACCTTCCATTTCGTCGCGACCGATCAGATTGATGCTCTTCAGGAACTCCGATGATTCCTGCATCTTGTCTTCCAAGGTCTGCTGCACCGTCGGATCGACGGAGAAGGTCGAGCGCACATCGCCACCGGCGACATCGTTCAGGGTCGCCAGGCGCGCGGTGTAGCCGTTGAAGGCCAAGCGGGTCGTGTTCTTCATGTGTTTTACTCCAATCTTTCTTTGAAAATGGATTGTTCGTTGAGGGCGCGCTGCGTCAGAAGGCCGTTTCGACGACGTTCTTGCCGCCGGTTGCCGGCGGGCGCTGGCTGTCGCTCTTGTCGGTCAGGTTCACGGTTTGGCGGAACTGCTCGGCGTTCGACGATTCATCGTTGACGCGCTTTTCCAGCGCTTCGAATTTCTTACGCAGGTCGGCCACGCCTTCGGCCGCGCCGTTGGCGGTTTGCGCGAAGCTGGCAACCTGCTCGGCGACAGCCGTCACGGCCGCTGCTGCGTCGCCGTGCTGGTCGTTGTTCTTTTTCTCGGCGCCGACGAGACGCGCGAAGAGTTGTTTTACGGTGTCGGTCAGGCTCGGACCGTCGTCTTCGAATTCGAGCTGCACCTCGATGGCCTCGGAGAACAGGTTCTCCGGCTTGTGCTTGCGCGCGGCCAGGGGCGAGGCGTTCGGCTTGTTCGCGGAGAACTGCAGAATTTCAGTGCCGAGGCTTGCGGGACTGTCAGTCACCGCCAGGCCGACCAGATAGGCGCTGCCGGTATCGGCGAACTTGTCGGCCAGTTCGATGCTGGTGAAGATTTTCTGCTTTTCCTTGTTCATGGCGATCAGGGCCGGCGTCGGTTCGATCTGCGCGAACAGCGCTAGGCGCTTGCCCTGATCGGTGTCGACTTCCTCGGCCTTGACGGCGATCACGTCGCCATAGGCGCGGAAGGGACTGTCTGGCAACAGACTGCGCATGTGCTCCACCCACACGCGAGCGCCGTAGGTTTTCTGGTTGTAGCTGTCCGCCATCTGCTTGATCTGCTCGCGGGTGATGGTGCGGCCGTCGGTGGTCGCGCCTTCGGTCGCGACGCGGAAGAATTTGCTTTTGGTTGCCATGAGTTTTCGCACTCGTTATCGGTTGATCGGATAACGTCATCCTCCGCCGATGCGCGAAATGACTCAATGAGACGTGGGTTGATATCGGGGTTAGCGACTCGGCGAAGTCCCCGCTTCGCGCGCGCGCCGCCTACGCTGGCGGCATGCTTGAAATTCCAAACGACATCAAAGAAAACCTCGACCAAGCGACCGAGCCGCGGCACGTTGCGCGCCGCCTTTACTTCGAGGGCTGGCGGATTTCTTCCATCGCCCGGCGCCTGAAGCTTCGACGCTCGACGGTCAATAGTTGGAAGCACCGCGACGGATGGGAAAAGGTCACACGCCTGGAGCGTGTTGAGACGGCCCTCGAATCGCGAATAGTGCAACTGATCGCCAAGGAAGTAAAGGGCAACGAGCACTACAAGGAACTCGACGCACTGATGCGCCAGCTTGTGCAAGCTGCGCGCGTTCGGCGCTACGAACAGCCGGGCGGCAACGAGACAGACCTCAATCCGAAAATCGCCAACCGGAACGCTGGCCCGAAGAAAAAGCCGGTGCGCAATGAGTTCAGCGAAGAGGCGCAGGCGCGCATCGTCGAAGCGTTCACCGATTCGCTGTTCGACTACCAGAAGGTATGGTTCCGCAACGGCCATGAGCGCACGCGCGCCATCCTGAAGTCGCGCCAGATTGGCGCCACCTGGTACTTTGCGCGCGAGGCACTGATTGACGCAATCCAAACCGGCCGCAATCAGATTTTTCTGTCCGCCTCGAAGTCGCAGGCGCACGTCTTCAAGCAATACATCATCCAGTTCGCCAAGGATGCTTGTGGCGTTGAGCTGTCCGGCGATCCTATCGTCCTGCCCAACGGTGCGCACCTGTATTTCCTGGGCACGAACGCGCGCACCGCGCAGGGCTACCACGGCAATTTCTATTTCGACGAATTCTTCTGGACGCAGAATTTCACGGAGCTGAACAAGGTCGCGTCCGGCATGGCGCTGCATAAGAAGTGGCGCAAAACCTACTTCTCCACGCCGTCGGCGACCACCCACCAGGCATATCCGTTCTGGACCGGTGAAACGTTCGCCAAACGCCGCAGCATGGGCGGCAAAGTGAAAATCGATATCAGCCATAGCCGGCTGTCATCCGGCTTCACCGGTGAGGACAAAATCTGGCGCCAGATTGTGACGATCATGGACGCCGCGGCTGGCGGCTGCGACCTCTTCGACATTGACGAGCTGCGGGACTACGAATACACACCGGACCAGTTCGAAAACCTGCTGATGTGTAATTTCGTCGATGACTCGCTATCGGTGTTCCCGTTGGCGGATCTGCAACGCGGCATGGTTGAGATGTGGGATTGGGAAGATTTCAAGCCTTTCGCCGAGCGCCCCTTCGGCAACCGGCCGGTATGGATCGGTTACGACCCTTCGCTGACTGGCGATAGCGCCGGCTGCTCTGTCATTGCGCCGCCAGCGGTTCCGGGTGGCCCGTTTCGAGTTCTGGAGCGCCATCAGTGGCGCGGCAAAGACTTCGCCGAGCAAGCGCAGCTCATCAAGCAGATGACAACGCGCTTCAACGTGCAATACATCGGTATCGACACCACGGGCATGGGCGTGGGCGTCTTCCCTCTGGTGCAGCAGTTCTTCCCGATGGCGACGCCGATCAGCTATTCGGCCGAGGTGAAAACCCGGATGGTGCTCAAAGCCCAACATCTCATTCGCAGCGGCCGGCTGCAGTTCGATGCCGGCTGGATCGATATCGCGCAGTCGTTCATGGCTATTCGCAAAATTCTCACGCCCAGCGGACGCGCCGTCACCTACGACGCAGGCCGATCCGAGGAGACAGGACACGCCGACTTGGCCTGGTCCGTCATGCACGCGCTCGACTACGAACCGTTCGGCGGCACTACCGCCAACAACACATCTTCAATGGAGTTCTTCTGATGAAAAAAAGTGCTCGCCGCCATGCGGCCGCATTCCCTGCCGTACCGCCCACCGCCGCGGCGGCGCCATCAAACGGCATCGAGGCATTCAGCTTCGGCGACCCGACGCCGGTTTTGGACGGCCGCGACATTCTGGCGAATATCGAATGCCTTCGAAATGGAGATTGGTATGAACCGCCGGTGAGCATGGAAGGCTTGGCGAAATCGCTGAATTCCAGTGTCCACCATGCCAGTGCCATCTGGTGCAAGGTGAATATCCTGGCCTCGACGTTCATCCCGTCCAAGGAGCTGACGCGCGGCGACTTTACGCGCCTGGCCCTGGATTTCCTGTTGTTCGGCAATTGCTATGCGGAGAGGCGCACCAGCATGACGCGAAAACTTCTCGGCATGAAGCCCACGCTCGCCAAGTACACACGGGTCGGCGTTGAGCCTGGCCGGTTTTTCTTCGTCAACGGATGGCGGGCAGCACACGAGTTCGAGCCCGATTCCGTTTGGCACCTGCAGGCGCCCGACGTCAATCAGGAGGTGTACGGCGTGCCGCAATACGTGAGCGCACTGCAATCCGCATGGCTGAACGAATCGGCGACCTTGTTCCGCCGGCGCTATTACCTCAACGGCTCTCACGCGGGATTCATCTTGTACATGACCGACACGGCCAGCAACGTCAACGACGTAGACAAGCTGCGCGAGGCCATGCGCAACAGCAAGGGGCCGGGCAATTTCCGAAACCTGTTCGTCTACGCGCCAGGTGGAAAAAAAGACGGCTTGCAAATCCTGCCGGTCTCCGAGATTGCGGCCAAAGATGAATTCTTCAGCATCAAGAACTGCACGCGCGACGACGTTCTTGCAGCGCATCGCGTCCCGCCGCAACTCCTCGGCACGATGCCCAATAACACGGGCGGGTTCGGCGATGTGACGAAAGCTGCCAGCGTCTTCGGCACGAACGAAATCGAACCGCTGCAGGCGCAGTTCCTTTCCTTGAATGATTGGGCCGGCCAGACGGTCGTCGCCTTTCATCCTTACCAACTTCCCAACAACGAGAGCAAATAAAAATGAGCGATCACGCCGACAACTCGGACAGCAATATCTTTCGAGTCATCGCAGACGGTCTGGCTTTAGCCAGACGCGCACCCGAGCTGCAGCCTGATTGCCGCTGCCACTTCTGTGACGAAGCGGTGGCGGTCAGTCTTCTGTTTTGTAATGCTGAGTGCCGGGACGACTATCAACGCGAACAATCTTCGCTTCGGCGGGGCGGAATAAAATAAAAACGCCCCGCACAAAGGCGGGGCAGAAGCGCCCGTGTTTTGGGTCACGGGCGGGGGGGATCGCCGTTCCGGTGCTCAACGAAACGGCGAGCGAAATGTATCCTGATTTGCAGGTACCTTCAACCTCTTTCTATTCGTAGCAAACTGTCTCAAGGTTCAATAACGATCATTACCAAATTGCTTGAAGAACTTCTCGCGTGATGTTTCAAGCAATGCTGTTCCTGTCTACACGCAAAGCCACACCTACGCCAATTCCGCGGCGCCCAGGTTAGTCTGCCGCCCCTCCATGCGTTTCAGCATCATGCGGCCGCCTTTGTCTGTCTTTTGCGCGGTCCGTCTTCTATCGCACCGCGGAATTCATCCCCGCACCTTGCGCAACACGCCCACCACCACGCCAAACACCTGTAGGACGTCGTCATCCTTGAAGCGGATCGGCTGATAGTCCGGGTTGTCCGGGTGCAGCTCGTAGGCGGCACCTGTCCAGAACAGCCGCTTGATAATGAATTCGTCATTGACGATGGCGACGACGATATCCCCGGTATGAGGCGGCACCGACCTATCGACCACCACCTTGTCGCCTTCATGGATGCCAGCAAGGCGCATGCTCCAGCCGGCCACGTCGAACAGGAACGTGCAGGCCACGCGATCCACGAGATATTGGTTCAGGTCCAGCGGATCGGCGGTGTAGTCCGCAGCGGGGCTCGGAAAGCCCGCAGGAAGGCTCTGGACGACATAGACGGCGTGCGGCCCAGGCGAGTAGCCTGCGGCGGGGACGGGCCGCTGGGCGCATCCTGGGGGCATTGGGGCGGGGTAAGTGAGACTTGCCATGATGACATTATTTGTGCTGTATGGATATACAGTATAACGGACAATCCCGGCCCGGCGCGCGCGGTTGCCCCCACCCCGCGCCTGCCCGCTACATAGGTCGGTTTTGACTCAAATTTGCGTCAAGCGCCGAGGCCCGCCCAGCCTGGCCCAGCGGCCCGCCCGACGGGCATCAAATCTGACGCATTTTGACGCACCTAGGGGGGATTTTTGATTCGGCCGACGAATTGTGTCGAGCGTTTCAAGAAAACAGCTTGGCGGGGCGTTTGGCGGCTTTCCGACACTGCTAGCACCCGATGCTTGTTTCAATTCCTAACGGCACAACGCCCGCGGTCAGCGGGCGTTTTCCCAGCACTGGCAATGGCCGCTTCTGGCCGGAAGCAGACATCGAAATCAAACGAACTTCGCAGCTGCCATACCCAGCAAGGCGCTGAGCACCACCACGAGCCAAGGTGGAACACGCCAGAAGACGAGAGCCACAAACGCGGCTAGTGCGAGCGCAAAATCGGACGGCGCGTGTATCGCGCTTGTCCAGACAGGGTGATATAGCGCCGCCAGCAACATGCCGACTACTGCCGAATTAATACCTGCCAGGGCCGCTTGCATTCTTGGGTTGCACCGTAGGGCGTTCCAAAATGGAATTGAGCCTGCAACCAACAAGAATGATGGTGCGAAGATGGCAAGCAGGCAGAGCACGCCACCAGCTATGCCGCTCGGACCCACCGTCATCGATGCTCCAAGAAACGCTGCGAATGTAAACAGTGGCCCCGGTACGGCTTGTGCAGCGCCATAACCGGCGAGGAATGTGTCGTTGCTAACCAAACCACTTGGAACGACCTCAGCTTGCAAAAGGGGCAATACAACATGGCCGCCACCAAACACCAAGGACCCAACCCGAAAGAAGGCATCAAGGTCGCTAAGCGCCTGAGAGCCTGAGGAACGGGAAAGAATCGGTAGGCCGATAAGCAGCAGTAGGAAGATGGCCAGCCAGATTAACCCGGACCGGGCAGTAACCCTGATGGGAAGCGCGTCCAGCGGCGCAGACGGGGTAGCAGAAAACAGAGCAAGTCCAGTAACCGCCGCGAGGACAATGACAACTATCTGGCTCAGTGTGTCGGAGAATGCCAAGCACGTGCATGCCGCGACCAACATAATGGTGAGTCTGGAAAGATCGGTGCAAATGGTTCGAGCCATGCCCCAGACCGCCTGAGCTACTACTGCGACAGCTACCACCTTCAATCCATGCAAGGCCGCCAATGGCAGCATGTCTGCGTGGCGAGATATACCTAGCGCAAAAAGGATGAGCAAAATTGCAGACGGCAGGGTGAAGCCTGCCCAAGACACCAGTGCGCCAAAATAACCGCGCCTCAATATACCAACAGCAATGCCTACCTGACTACTCGCCGGTCCTGGCAGAAACTGGCACAGTGCCACCAGGTCAGTGAAGGCTCGTTCGGATAGCCACTGGCGGCGAGCTACAAACTCCTCGCGAAAGTATCCCAGATGGGCGACCGGGCCACCAAATGACGTCAGGCCAAGCCGGAGAAAAACCAGAAAAAGAGTCCAGAGATTTTCTCTGTCGCGCGGGAAGTGATGTGGGGGGGTATTCTCAGTGACTGACAT